TCAGGCCGATTTCGGGCGAGCGGTTGGCAGGTGGATGATCTTGGGTCCGAGTTGGGTCCGACGATGCACATTTGTGAGGGCGTCCATGTCCTGCCAATAGGCTTCGATGGCGGCGGCGAATTCGCGGAGATAGTCGGGGCGCAGGTGGGTGTAATTCTTGCCTGACCCCTTTTCGCTACTGTGGCCGGCGGCCATGTCGATCTGGGCCTGGGGGACGCCCTTCGTCTGCAGATAGGTGTGCAGCGAGTGGCGCAGCGTGTTCGGCGAGCCGATCGGGCGCCACTGTGGCTCGGGTTCGGGGATCCTGCCGGTCTTCGGGTCAGGGCGCTTGAAATGCCGAATCACCTGGTCACCGCGGGCGTCGCGCAGCGGCTCGACCAGACCCAGCGAGGGGTGCGCCAGGCCGGCCGACACGATGACGCCGGCAAATCCTGTCTTGATCGAGAAGGTTTCGCGCTCGTGCCATTCGGGCACCTTGGGGTCGGCCCATTTCTTCTCGGCGATCGGCACGCGAAAGCGGATCAGCTTGCCGCTGCGACCTTCGAGCCATTCGGCCAGGGTCGGCACCACCGGCACAGTCGACCGGCGCTTGCGGGTCTGTTTCTCGCCCGGGCGCAACGAGTGGAAGCGGTTGCCCTTCAGCTGCTGATCGAGGTTGCATTCGAGGATCGCCTCGGTGCGGAAATGCGTCGAAAGGCTGACGATCGTGAACAGGTGCAGGTGGTGGCGCCATTGGTCCGACCAGGCGGCTTCGAGGATGGCGGCGATCTGTTCGTGGTTCCATTCGAGATCGCGAGGGCCGGAACATTTGTCTTCGGGCACTGATCCGATGAACGGCCGTGCCTGGATGATTTCTTCCTTCCATGCCCAGTTGAGCGCGCCGCGCAGCGGCGACAGTTCGCGGTTGATGGTTTCCCCGACGACGCCGGCGCGCTGGCGCCAGGCGATGTAGCGCTGGACGACGCGCGCGTTGATATCGGCGACGGCGACGAACGCCGGCAGCGCGCCGGTTCGGCGCTGATCGGCGAAGAAGGCCTCGAGGTGGACGGCGGCGCCGGCGGGCAGCTGGGGCGCGCGCAGCTTGGCGCAGTGTTCCGACAGGTACCGGCTCAGGATTCCGCTGACACCAGCCTCGGTCGTGACCTGGGGCGCGGCGGGGCGGGCGTAGGCGGCAAAGTGAGCCGCGAGCGCCTGTCGTGCTTCGATTGGCGGGTCAAGGCCTTCGCCAGCTCCGACACTTGTGATGACGCGGCGTCTTGAACGAGCCCCGGCGTCATACCAGGCAACGCAGTAGACGCCGCGATCGGCGCGCCAATCGAGGTAAAAGGGGTCAAGGCGGACGAGGCGGGCGCGGCGGCCGCGCTCGGCGTCGGCCTGGGCGGGGGTGAGGATTGGCGCACCGGGGGCAACAAGGGCAAGGGCGGGCTGTCGTCGATCGGGGGGGCCTGGGCGGCGAGCCATCGTGCGGTTTCCTCGGCTTCGAGTTCGGCGAGCAGCGCCTGGACGCGGGGGTGGGTGACGAGTGCCTGAGTGTGTTCCGGCTCAAGGTGGCAGCGCAAGCCCTTCATCGCCGACGCGCGGGTCAGGCGGCGGATGTCGGTGAAGGGGGTCGGGATCATCGGCGCGCCTCGGTACCGGCGCGCCATTGCCGCCAATCGGCGGCGTGCTTTGCGCACAGATCCTTGCCAGGCGCCGGCGACGTCGAGCAGCTCGGGCACAGTGGCGCGTCGCAGGTGCCGCTTCTCTTCGCCGGCATTTTCCAATCGCAGAGTCGGGTCTCGCGGTTGCCGCAGCGGCAGCGGCGCGTCGGCGTGCAGACGATCGCCGTGCCGCCGCCAGGCATCGAGACGTGATCACACGGCAAAGCGGCGGTCTTCTTGGGCGACCACGGGCCTTTTCCTGTCCGGAAACGGACAAGCATCATCGCTCCGTTCGGCCGCTAAATCGGCGCCAGCGATGCTGAGGACAGGTGCAAGGACATGACTATTTACCGCGTCGAGCTTTGGAACGATGCCGGACTTCGGATCGACGGACAGGGGTCCCGCAACGGGCGCGAGGCGCAGCACTGGGCCGCCACCGTGATGCCCGACGCCAGCAAACTGATCCTGCGGACGCGCCGGGGGCAATGGCGCGGCTGGTACCGCCGGCCGGGCGGGATCGGCGACTGGATCGACGCCGACCCCTTCGGCAAGAGCCGGTAGGCGGCGGACTGCGTTGCGGCTGACAATGTGCTTCACGCCGTCGGCGAACTGGATCTCGATGCTGTTCATCTTGCCGCGGGCGGTGACGATCCACGGTTCGCGGTGGCGTTCGGGGAGGCGGGCGTGAAGACGCCAATAATGGGTGGCGCGGGTCATCCGAGGCTCCCGCATTCGCAACCGCAATCTTCGGTTCCGGCCTGGTCGCACTGTCCGTCGGGTGCGGCGTTCATGATGCCAGCACGCCCTTGCCCTGGCAGTCGCTGCACAGGTTGCGGGCGACCCAGCAGCAGCCGCCGCGTTCCTCGTCCCAGCAGGCGTCCATTTGGGAGCAGCCGCAGCCGTGGCAGACGCGGGCTTCGCTGCCTTCGCCGAGGCGGCGGGCGATAATCGGATCGAAGGGAAAGGTGCCTTCAAGCACCTCGAGCAGCGACGCGGGCATCCTGCTTTGAAGGGCCTCGATCTCGGCCATCGTGCCTGCAACCCAGCCAGGAATCATCGAGTCGACGTCCGCCGGCGACAGGCCAGCGGCACCGCGGCGCAGGGCAAGATAGGCGCCGGGGGTCACTTCACCTTCTCCCGGATGCCGCCCAGGCCGAAGGCCAGGCCGTGTTTGGTGTAGAGGCGGCTGCTGCCCTTGCCCTTTACCGGTCGGATTTCGATGCCGAGGACGCGGGGTGGATCATATTCGAGGCGCAGGCCGATTTCGCGCGCATCTTCGGCCGTGAGATAGACGGCGCGGGGTGCCAGGCCGCGTTCGGCAGCGCGATCGCGCGCGGCCTCGACGATGGCGACGAAGCGCTCGCGCGCCGGCGTGCGCGGCAGGGCAACGGTGGCGGAGGCACGGCGGGTCATGGCCTGGCGCGTTTTCCAGCATCGCGGGCGGCATTGAGGCGGGCCATGGCGGCGTCACTGCCGCCGGCGTCGGGGTGGGCTTTTTTGGCGGCATCGCGATAGGCCTGCTCGATCAATACCAGGCTGGCGTTCTCGGCGACGCCGAGGACCTGCCACCATTGTTCGGGCGGTGGCAGGGCGGTGTGGCCGGCGAAGGCCTGGGCGAGATCGGCAACACCCCAGCGTTCCTGGCCGCGCAGTGCCTCGATATGCGCGGCGATCGCGGCGATGTTGTCGGCGACCGTATCCCAGCGATCGCAGGCGAGCATGTGCGGGCGATCATCGAGGTTGAAATAGACGGCGACACCCGGGTCATCGGGATCCTTGCGCGACACGTTCTGATCGCGCGTGCCGGCGGCGGTGTAGCGGATGTTGGTAGACAGGATGATGCTGTCGACGCGCTGGATTTGTCCGACGCGGGTCATCAGCTGGAATTGATCGATGAGGCGGGCTCGGGCCTTGGTCAGTGTCAGGCGGCCGCTTGCGGTGGTGGGGTCGCGGAACAAGGCGGGCTTGCGCTGGCGCGTGCGGGGCCGGCCGGCGGGCCAGGCCAGGGGGAAGCCAGGCGAGACAGTGATCGACATCAATCCACCAGCCCAAGCGCCGTCTTGTAGGTATCGAGCAGTGCTTCGGCCTCGGCGCGTGCTGCAGCCTCCATCTTGCGCAGCCGGACGATCGCCTTCATCGTTTTCGTGTCGAACCCGGTGCCCTTGGCTTCGGCATAGACGTCCTTGATGTCCTGGCCGATGCCGGCCTTTTCTTCCTCGAGCGTCTCGATCCGCTCGATGAACAGCCGCAGCTGCTCGGCCGACACGTTTTCATTCATGGCTTTCGGCCTTTCGCGGGAACCGGAGGGGTGTGGCGCTGTGTTCGGCGCTGCGCTTGCCGACGCGCTGGGTGGATCAGCGTCGGGCAAAGCGCTTCCATCACCACACCGCAAGGGCGTGGCCGAGGCCATAGGCGATCAGCGCCAGTGCGCCGCCGAATGCCATACCGGCGCCGACCATCGGCCAGAAGCGGAGGTACCAGGGTTCGCGATGCACCGGGGCGGGTTGCAGGCGCGGTTCTGGCGGGCGCGGCTGTTGCTGGTCGCGGGGCTTGAACATCGAAACGCTCATCGATCTTTCCTTTCGATCATTCGGAGCAGGCGCCGCACAGCGCGCCCTCATCAGGCCAGTTTTGCAGCGACACCCATTGCCGGCAGACGAGACACTGGCGGGCGAGGCCGAGACCGAGCTCGCGTTCGACCTGGCGCAGCCGGGCGCTGTCTTCGGCGCGCGCGGCGGCGGTGGGCGCGGCGACGGCCTCGCGTTCGACGGCGCGGCGCTGTTCGGCATCGTGCCGCAGTGCCGGGTTCATTGGCCGGTACCGAGGATCACGGGCATGACGACGAACAACACCGCGCCGGCGGTAAGCAACGCAACAGCGAGAACAACATTTTGCGCCATGACGCGCAGGCGAGGGCCGATCATGCAGACAGGCCTTCGAGGACCTCGATCGCGGTTTCGATCCTGCCCTGGTGGGCGGCGAGGCTTTCCCATTGCTCACGCGCCAGCGTCAGCGACCGAGCCGCCGCTTCGGTCGCGGCCTGGGCCAGCTCGCGCTGGTCGCGGAGCAGATCGACGGCGGCCGCGACCGGGTTGTGGAGAAGCGGCGTGACCTTTTCGGCGATGGCATTGGCATCGATCGCCGGCGGCGCCGGGGCGGGGGCGTCGATCGGCGACGCCGTCGGCTTTACTGCCGGAGGCGGCGTGGGACGCACCGCCTCCGGCTCCGTCGTCACGGGCTGATCGACCACCGGGGCAACTGGCGCCAACGGGGGGGGTGGCGCAGGGGCGGCCGGCGCGGCGACGGAATTCGGGATTTCAGAAAGCGGCGTTTCGGCCTGAATTTGCGCAGGCGCGGCGGCAACTGGGGCGCCCGCTGCTCCCCAGGGCGTGATTGGGCCCCAGTCCTCGGGCTCAGCGGCCCAGTCAGGGTGCAGGGCATTGGCGGGTTCGTCGCCATAAAGCGCGACCAGCAGGATGTCGCCGACCGGCACAACCCGGCAAAGCGTGTTCGACAAAGTCGACTGGCCAATTTCGAGCGAACTCGCCAGGTCGGCAACGCGCGCGGTTTTTGTCGTGCCGGCGGAATGCCCCAGCACGCGGTGAAGGTCGGCAAACACCTGCTCGATTGTCAGAGCGCGCCGGGTTAGCCGGTTTTCTTCGCCAACCAGCTTGCCTTCGGTGATCGATCCATCGGGAACGCGCATCATGTCGGCACCGCGGCGAGCAGAGGCGCGTCTTCGGGCATGACCAGGTCGAAATCATCGGGATCTTCGGGGCCGAACAGTGTGCCGTCGATCGCCCAGTCGTTCAGCTGCAGCCCGTCACGGTCGATCCAGCTGCCGATCAGGCGGCCGTGTGCAATGCCATGCAGGGTGACGATCGCGCCGGAGCTGGTGCTGACCTGTGCCGGAAACGCGCCGGGCGCGGCAAAGGCCGTGGCGGCCAGGGCGCTTTCGGCGGTGCGGAGGGCCCGATCGCCGGCGGCACTGTGACGCGCGATTGGCCTGGTGACATCGAGCAGTTGCGCCAGCGCGCCGCGCAACAGGGTAATTCGAGCCGACATCGGCACTATCCCCCGCCGCGCGAAGTCGCCCGGGGATCGGACGAGTCGGCGGCGTTGGCGTGGAGTTTAGCTATTCCAAACCCCGCGTCAATCAGATTGTTTGGCTATTCTAAACTGCCATCGGTCACTTTGCTGGTGTGAAGTCCGGCGGCGTGCTTCCTGTCATGTCCCACGATCGTGAAACATCGGCGGCCAGTTGCCAACCGGCAATCTGCTGGGCCGACTGGCGCATCCGGCGCACTGCCATCGCGTCGTTGGGGTGCATCAGCAGTTCGAACGGCAAGATCTTCAGATAGGCGGCAACCTCGTTGACGATATCGCGCGTATACGGCTGGCCGCCGTTCCACAGCAGGCTGGCGCGGCTTTTATTCCATTCCAGGTCGCGGACGAAGTCCGACTGGCGTTTACCGAGGGCCTGCGACCACTCGCGAATGAACCAGTCGTGTTGGACGTCTACCATTCCCGAATTGTAAGAGTGTGTGGCTTGTCGGTCGTTATGCTCAGGCGAAACCCGAGGGCTTGACGCTTGGTTTAGTTTATCTAAACTAGACGGCATGAAGATTCGGGCGTTTCGGAAATCGCGGCAGCTGACGCTCGAGCAGCTGGGCGACGCTTTGGGCGTGACCAAGGGCTATCTCTCCCAAATCGAGAACGGCATCGAGGCGTGCTCGGCGCCGCTGGCGTTGAAGCTGGAAAAGTTCAGCGGGGGCGCATTGAATGCCGCCGACCTGAACCAGAGTGTCGCAGCGGCCCGATCCGTCCAGCCCGCATGACGCAGGACCACAAGCACGAAATCCGCGCCCTGACTCGCGAAGTGCTCGACGAGCCGGGCCAGCCGTTCGGCAGTCGAAGCACTATCAAGAAGCGGCAACGTCTGCGCGGCAACCCACATCATGGCAGCGGACCCAGCCATGCCGCTTGAGCCCGCTGGCGCCATCACTCCCTGGAGCTTGTCGGTTGCAGGTCGATCCGGTCTGCCATGTCGAGAAACGCCGCGGCAAGCTCGCGCGCTACCGCAGCGGTCATTCCCAGCTGAACCGCTTCGGTTGCGCCGGTTTGCAGCTGATCGTCGCTGCGCGCGAATTGAATTCGGATCATCGCGGTCATGGGCGCCACCGCCGTGCTGTAACCCGTCACCGGAAACAGTTTGATGTTGCCGCCGTCCATTTCCCAATCTTCGAACATCGTCAGCCTTTCGTCGGTGCGTGGAACCACGACGATAGCGGCGGGGCAGGCGGTTTCAATCGCCTGCCCCAAAGCCGGGGGGTGCTGACATGACAGTGCGACCATTGCCCCACGATGCGGCCGAACACGACGGCGCAACAGGGCGGAACCTGCAGATCGTTTCGCCCACCCGGTTCATGGACGACCTGGCCGACACGGTGCGCATTTTTTGCAAGGTGCGGCGGGTGATGACGATCGAGCAGCTCGCGGTGCGCGCCGGCATCGGCGACAACCGGATGGGCAAGCTGATCCACCGCGACCCGCTCGAGCGTCGCCAGGCATCGGGCAGCGAGCTGATGTCGATCTGGGCGGTGCTCGGAGCCGCCGGCGCCAGCCACGGCCTCGCGTCGATCGGAATGATTGCCAGCGACGACGAGACCGCCGCCGATGATGTGCGGCTTGGTCTGGCGGTGGCCGGGTTTCTCGAGGCCGGCGCCGGGCTCGCCCGCGCTGCGGCTGATGGCAAGTTCGACCCGAGCGAGGCCGACGACGCATTGCGAGCGTGCGACCAGGCCGATGAAAAGACCGCCGATCTGCGCCGCGCAGCGCGGGCGGCAAAGAAGCAGCGCCGGTGAGCGGGGGCAGGGTGCGAATCACAAACGAATTGCGGCTGCTGGCGCTGATCGACCGCGCCATCTCCAGCGGAGCCCCGCATCCACACAACGACCTGATCGGCGAGACGCTGGGGTTTCGCGAGCCATCGAGCGCGTCGCGGCTGGTACGAGAGGCGATCGAGCATGGCGTCATCACCGCCGATTACCCCGATTGCAACACGCGCATCCTGGCGCTGACCGATCTTGGCCGGCGCCGGCTCGCGGCGGCGTCAGGTTCGGCCTCATCCACAGCGCTTGCTGGCCGGCCGCCGCCGCGACGCGGGCCCGACCTGGCGCTGCGCTGTGGCCGGCCTGTCGATGTCAGGCATCTGGCGCCGATCGACGACGACGGCGCCGACCGCGCGGCACGATCGGCGGCGGTGCGCGCCAACGACCGCTTTCTGGCGGCGATGGCCAAGCTGGTGCCGGTGCCCGACGTGATCGACCGCGACGGCGAGCGCTTTAACCGGCTGCCACCGCCGACGCTGACCGGACAGTCGTTTTCATGAGCAATGTCCTCATCAAGCTGGCTAACCAGATCGTCAGCGTTACCGATGCCGGTGTTCCGCGCCGGCCGCGCCCAAGCGAGCGGTCCGTTCTCTCCATCCTCGCCGATGACGCGCGGGAGCATCGCGGCGGGCGCAGCGACCTTGGCCCGGCGGCCATCGCCAAACGCAGCAGCCTTAGCATCCGCGCCATCCGATACGCGCTGCGGGTGCTGGTCGAGAGCGGCCATATCAGCCGGGAGGCCGGCGAGATTGGCGAGGTTTCGACAACGATGGTGCACCCGATCGTGCCAGCGAAACGCGGGCTTTCGCCCAATCCGGTTTTGCAGGCGTCCGGTGCAGACTTTGCACCAGTGGCGCGCACTGTTTGCACGCCGGGCGTGCAACCTTTGCACGGGTCTAAAGAAGTATCAGTACCAGAGACCAATCACCACTCACCACAGGCGGGTGCGCGCGAAGCCGGACTTTCTGGGTTTCGGGGACCGGTGCCTGAACCGGTGCCAGTGGCGCCGGAACCTCGGCCGCCGTCACCACCCCCCGCGGGGCGCCAGCTCGAGCCGGTCGACCAGGTGTTCGCCCACTGGGATGCCTGGCGCGACCGGGCCGGCCTGCCGGGGCCGGTGACGCGCAACCCGGCGCGACGCGTCGGGGTGGCGCGGGCGATCGAGGCGCAGGGGCTGGGCAAGGTGCTGATGAGCATCGACACGATCGAGCGCGGCTTCAAGGCTGGGCGGTTCCGACGAAAGAATGCTGTCGGGCAGGATGACCTTTGGGCGACGTTCGACGCCCTGTTCGACGTCGGCCACGCCCGCGAGCTCAACCTGCTGGCGCGGCTGCTCGACGGCGAATTCGGGGCTGTGGTACCGGCAGCGGCGCCAGCAGCTCGTGAAAGCCAGGCAACTGACCCCGACGAACCCGACCCGGTGCAGAATCTGCGAAACCGAATCCGGGCGCGGATCGGCGAAGCGGCGGCTCGGCAGTGGATCGACCCGCTGCGCTTCGACTGGCGCGGCGACGAGCTGCTGGCGATCACGTCCAGTGCCTTCGTCGCCGATTGGGTGGCGACCAATTACGCGGGCGAGCTGCGCGGCGCGGCCGGCGGCGCACCAGTGCGGGTTGTCGTCGAGGCGTCGGCCTAAATGACCGCGCACCCGATCTGGCTGTATCGCGGCACGGCGGCGCCAGTGGCGATCATCCGGCAACTCGTGTCGATACCGCCGGCCTGCACCCGGGCAAGGATCCGGCCATAATGGTCGTGGCCGGCCGGTTGTACCCACACCGCGCCGCGCGCCAGAAGCGCCGCCAGGGCGCGAGTGCTGGCGGCGCCGTCGCCGGGCGTGCACTGACGGCCGGGGCGGCAATGGCCGGGAAGCTCGGGAGCATCGATGCCGAGCAGCCGCACGCGGACCGGAAGGTTGGCGCAGCGGATCGTGTCGCCATCGACGGCGCGCGGGGCCTGGCAGAGGATGGCGGGAGGCGCGTCGATCATTTCCGGAACAATAACACGGAACCGAATGACGCGGGGGTGAACCGCAACCGAAACGGCGGCACCGCGGGCAGCGCCGATTCTTTGCCTGAAAACTCCAACCGGAATAATTGAATCACTCTTTCGACAGGGGACGACAATGGCACGGCGGCGGAGGCGGTCCAACACGGCGGTGGCACCAGCCGCGCCGGCGACGCCGACAAGTGAGGTGCAGCGCGCCGCCGCCGCCATACGCAAGCGCGCCGTTCGTGAGGCCAAGGCCGCCGATCTCGATGCCGGCATTCCGCCGCCCGAGCAGCTGGCCAAGGGGGTATTTCGGTCGACGCGGATCAAGGATCCTCTCAAGCCCGAGGCGCGCTACGTCCGCCGCAACCTGTCGACGCGCAACCTCGAACGCTGGTTCGCCGCCGGCAAGATCGACGAGCGCCAGTTCGACGCCGGCGACCGGTACCGCAGCGATTGGGAGCGCAGCGGCTTCGGGCCGCGGCTGGTGTCGCAATATGGCATCGTCAGCACCGGCGGCGGCGATGGCACCCACAATCCGGCGATGCCTTCGACGCTACGCCAGATGGACGCCTGGCGCGCCTGGCAGGCGGCGCGGGCCGATCTGGGTACGCTCGCCGGCGGCTTCGACGCGATGGCGATCCACGACCAGCTGGCGCAGGAAATCGACCCCCGCGAGGATAGGGTGGGCATCTGGACACGGCGCACGGGCATGATGGCAGTAATCATCTGTCTCGACCGTCTGACGGCATTTTATAGGCTCTGAAGCTATCGTTCGCAGGCCCACCAGCGAAGGTCTGCTTTCGGACGAAGCCGATACCAACCGCTTGCAAAACTACGGATCAATGCGATCGACTCTTTCGAACTGTTTCTCCGAACCAAATTAAGCCAGGCCGAGATCACGCGCGAGCGCAGCCATTTCGGCTCGGCTGGCAACGCCCAGTTTATCGAAGGCGTTGCCCATGTGCATTTTGACAGTACTTTCCGTCAGTCCCAACGTTTCGGCGATTTCGCGGTTTCGCAAGCCGCGTGCGGCAAGCCGGGCCACCTCGTTCTCGCGCGCCGAAAGGGGCCGGGTCGCGGCGGCCCGTGCGTCGCGCCGGGCCAGATCGGCAATGACGCGCTTCAAGGCGTCGTTGTCGATCCATTGCACACCAGCCGCAACCTGCTCGATGCACTCGACGATGCGGTCCGCGACAAGCTCCTTAAGGACCAGCCCGTCGGCCTCGAGTTCGACGGCTTCGACAATCTGGGCCCGATCGAGGCTGGCCGTAAGAATGATGACCTTGGGGCGCCGGTCGCCGCGCGCCCTGATATCGCGCAGAATTTGTAGCCCTGTTGCGCCGGGCATTTCGATGTCGAGGACTGCTATATCGGGGTCGTGCGCTGCAATCGCATCTACTGCGGCATTGCCGCTCCTGCATCGTGCCACGATTTCAAAGCCTTCGGCCAGAAGCAGTGACGCCAGCCCTTCGAGAACGATCGGATGATCGTCGGCGAGAATGAGCCGGGTCATGCCGGGGTGTTGCCGATACGGGGAAAAAACATCTCCAAGCGCGATCCTCGATTACTCGTGTCTAGCATCAAGGCAGCGCCGAGCCGTTCTACCCGGTCCAGAATCGAAACTGGTCCGGTTCCGCTATCACGCAGCATCGCAACGGTAAATCTGCCGTCCGTTCCGAATCCGCCGCCGTCATCGTCGACGGACAGGTGGTAACCGGCATCGTCGGTCTTGCTGCATATTTTCATGCGACGCGCCTTGCCGTGGCGCACGGCATTGGCGACGCTCTCTCGCACGATGAGCCGGACCTCGGCAGCAAGGTTGGCCGGGGGTTCGTTGGTGATTTCGACGTTGATGCCGATATCCCACTGCTCGGCCAGCATGGGTACCAGGTCGGAAAGTGGCTGACCGACATCGGGGATTGGCGCACGATGGGGTCGAATGCCTTCGACAAAGCGACGAAGGTCCTGTTGTTCCTGTCGCAGCGCGGAGGTTACCGTGTGGATACGTTGCAGAACGCCCTCAGGATCGGTCGTGACCTGACGTTCTATCAGCCGGAGCTGAAGCGCGAGGCCGGTCAGGAATTGCAGGATGCCGTCGTGCAGGTCATGCGCAACGCGAACTCGTTCTTCGCTCGCTGCTGCCGCCAACCAAGTTTCGGTCGCCACGGCATTATCGACTGCGGCTGCCAATTGCACCGAAAGTGCGCGCGCCAAATAAAGATCTACTTCCGTGACCCGCTTTGGGATCACCAGCCAGCCGGACAGTGCGTCGCTGCTGATCGATGCGATCACAGCCTCATCGACACCCCACGCCTCGGCCAGTGCGGGATCGAGTAGCGGGTGTGGAACGGTGACTAACTCGCCGTCGCTGGCATATCGGCGGCAGTCGCCAGCGCCAGCCCGAAAGTCGAAAGTTGATCCTGTGAGAGTATCAAACACCGGCCCTGACCAAGCCGGTGTAGGTAATGCAGAAAGCGCGGGGCCCTCACCGCGTCTGGCGATCCGCCAGCCGGGCTCGTCGCGCATTTCCCACAGAAACAGCGCGCTGGAGACCCCGAAAAAGTCGCGAACATGATCAAGACAGGTGTCAATGACATCGGCAACCGGCCCGGCCGGTGCGTCGACCGGCCGGGACAGCAAGAGCAGTTCCTGCCAATAGCGCTCGCGCTGTAGCCCGATATAGACGAGCAGCCCGCCTACGACGATAATCTGACCGATGCGGACGACAAAACGTAGGACATCGTCGCGACCGGGATCGAGCCCGGCAGTATCGAAGAAGGCGGTGGGAACGAACAGCACAATGATGGCGGCGCTGGTGCCGAGTGCGCCGCGCCAATCCCACCGCAACGTCGCGGACAAAATGGCGAAAAGATACACGGGGAAAAAGGGGCTGGCGACACCGCCAGTAAGATAAACCAACGCAGCGAAAACCATCAGGTCGATAACGTGAACCCAATGCCCGATCGGCGGCTTTGACAACGGCCGCTTCCATATAACGGCGGCGATCGCTATCGAAACAAGGGCATAGGCGGTTAGAATGCCAATGACATAGGGTGCGAACACCGCCGGTTGCGGCGTATCGACCAGCGCAGCGGCAAACGTCGTTACAGCGAGTGTCGCACGCCCCACCGCGCTGATGCGATCGGCGCGGTTAAATGCAAGGTTTTCTTTCAGCATCCTTCGGACCTCTTAATCCGGGACTGCTGCCTTGTCGCGTCATACAAAGCGGTTGCGATTTCGCCGGTCCAGATCACTCCGGTGCGGAATGCGTCGCCGTTTAACGCAGCGTGTGTTGGTCGTCGACCCGTATCGGAAGGGGTGCCGAATGTCGCTCGCGCAACCAATGTGGTGGTTGGCGACATGCGCGGCCGACAACTGAGAAATGCGCCCACATGATCGCTTGGATTGGTACGCACCACCCCGCCGAAGGTCGACATGCCAGCCGCTACCAAAGTCGGTTCGACCCGGAATGCGGCATGCCAGGAGTTTATATCATGCAAATCGTCTGCGAATGCCGACCCGACAGGATTTGTCAGATTTCCGAGAAAAGCGGCATTGTTTGACCAATGTGGCTGAAGCTGTCCGGCGCTCATCGCCGGACAAAAAAAAGCCCACCTGTGCGGTCGCACAGGTGGGCCAATTTCATCAGGTCGATCAGACCGTAACGAACCGGCGGCTGCGACGGCGGGTTTGCACACCGACCAGGCCGAAACCGATAACCATCAGACCCCAGACTTCGGGTTCCGGAATGGCGTTGGCGGTCGGACCCGGATCCGAGTTGAACGAACCGGTCGTCGGCGTGGTAAAGCCGTTGAGCACCGAATTCGGCGCATGACCGATTCCACCGGTGACGTTCGAAAGCGCAATCGAGAAGTCGAAGGTCGAACCCGGAGTGAAGGTTACGAAGTCAGACGTGAACGACGACACCGACAGCGAAGCCAGCGAACCGCTCTGGCCGACGAAGCCCGAAATGACGCCGGTGAACGAACCCGACAACAGATTGGAACCGGCAGCATAGAAGGTGTTGCCCAATGTGACGTCCTGTGAGGTCGAGAAACTGAACGACCCGTTGTTGACGGCCTGGGTAACAATGCTGAGACCACCGGGGCCCGGGATGATGACCGTCGTCTGCGCATTGCCAGCGCTTGCAGCACTGAGCGTCATCCGCGCCGTGACGTCGCCAAGCGAGGTTGCCAGCAAGGTGCTCGCGAAGTTGAAATTGACGAGGGTCCAGGGGTTCGCATTGCTGTTCGGCACGTTCGACAACGTACCAGTGGCGCCGCTCTTGACCCAACGCACCGTGTTCGCGCTGTTCGGCAGCTGCTTGTACTGAGCAAACAGCACCGTGGTGGCGCTTGCCGGGACTGCCACTGCGGCCATCGCGGCCGCGACACCAAGAAGAACGAGAGTCTTCATTGTCTAATCTCCACCTCCGGCTACCCAAATAAGCAGCCTTCGGTGAACACCCAGCAAGGACTGTGCCAAGTGGCAAAATACAGTCAAATCGTTGAAAATACGGCGCTCAGGTTTCGCAACGGCTTCGAAAGTGTAAAGCTTGCCGCCCACATGATCGCTTGGATTGGTACGCACCCCCCGCCGAAGGTCGATACGCCAGCCTATACCAAAGTCGGTTCGACCCGGCATGCGGCATGCCTGGAGTTTACATTCTGTAAAACGCCTACGTAAGCCGACCAGACAGGCATTGTCGGATTTTCGGAAAAACAGGAGTTGGCACGGAACGTGCCTAGTGGTGTGTATCGATAGAGCGCAGGCGGCACACCCGTGTTGCCAAATGGGCGCGTTTCGGGTAAGCAACCAGCCAGGGGTAGGATTGCGAGCGGGCCGCACGCTCGTCGATCATCCCCACCCGACATTTCAGGAACGGGAGGGCGAGGCAATGGCCGATGCTTCTCGCCGGAGCTATGCACAGCGCGCGACCGAGATCGCCGAGATGATCAATCGCATCTGCCAGCTGCGCAGCGACCCCGAGGCGTTCCACGAGGCCAAGGACGCCGCGGCGCGCAAGGCGCGTGGGCTGGCGCTGGCCTTGGCGACGGACGGACTTTGACCGGCGACTGGCGCGACGAAAGCGCCCGCATCCTCGGCCAGGCGCTGGCGCAGATTGCCGGCGCGCCTGTCGTCGAACTGGCCGAGTTCCAGTCACGGCGCGAGGCGCTCGCCGCCGTGGCGTACGATGACGGCATCGCGGTTGTCGATGACCTGGTACGCGTCCGCGACGATGCCGAGGCCGAGCGCTTCCGTCTGGAAACCGAACGCGACCTGAAAGGGGAGGACGAATGAGCCTCGCCACTTTCGCGCCGATCCCGCCCGAATTTCCCGCCGTTGTCGTCCTGGTCGTCGGCCTGGTCGTGCAGCTGCTCGGCCTCGCGCATTGAGCGGCGCCAACAACCATCCGAACGCCGCCTATCCGACCTGGCTGCCGAATCCTGCCGTGCCGGTGACGGTGGTTGTCGGGCCGCCGGGGAACGGCGCTGCCTGCTTCGTCGCCGCCAACGCGGCGCCAGGCGAGGTGATCATCGACCTTGCGGCGATCATCACCGAGATTTCCGGTCTGCCGGCGACGGCGGACACCGGCAAGTGGATCGTGCCGGCGCTGGGCCGGCGCAACGAAATGCTCGCCGCGCTGGCCAAGGCCTCGGGCGAGGTGGCCGGCGCCTGGCTGATCAGTCCGGCACCGGCCCAGTGGCAACGCGATCACTGGTCGCGCGTGCTGGCGGCGAAGATCGTGCTGCTCGATCCCGGCAAGGCGGCGGCGATCGAGGGCGCGCGCGCCGAAGGCATCGAGGTACGCTGGGTCCACCGCTGGTACAGCGAGGCCCAGGACGCGATGGCGGGGTTGATGGCGCCAGTGGCCGCCCCGCGCTCCGCCGGCGCGCCTGCAGGGCCGAGGGAGAGCGCCCAGAAGCGCGGCTATGGCAAGGGCAGCGACGGGCGCAGCCATGCCGTGCTGCGCGACCAGCAGCTGGCGCGCGAGCCGTGGTGCCGGTTCTGCTGGGACGAGCGCAAGGTCAAGGTGCCGGCGACGGTGCTCGATCACATCAAGCCGTTCAAGAATGCGGCCGACGAATTCGACGGCAAGCTGTGGGGCGACCCGAAGAACCACAGATCGTTGTGCAAGCCGTGCCACGACGCGCGCGGGGCGCAGCGGAACCGTCCGGAGAAGCCAGCAGGCGCCGGCGGCGATGGCCGGCCAATGGATCCCGCGCATCCGTGGAATCGATCGAAGAATAATCCTCCCGCTGCATAGCGGGGGGCCGGGGTGCTGGACACACCCCGAACCGCGGGCCGGAACCCGCACCTTGGGCAGCGCGCGCTGTCCGCAGTCCCCGCGCCCGAACCCGGGCAGGGTTTTGAACGGCATCCGGCATGAAGGATTTAGACGCTACTGGCGCAGCGCCGGCATTCCGCCGCAGCGACGAAGGCAAGGTTGTCGGTTTCGGCACCGATGCCTTTCACGTTGCGCTAATCCCGGTCGCAACCGCCAGGGCAATCATCGTCGCCCGGCACTACAGCCGCCGGTTCGTCAACAACACGATCTTCAACTTCGGGCTATTCGTCGGCGGCGAGCTGCTCGGCGTGCTGCAGTTTGGGTGGCCGATCAATCCCAAGGGCTCGCTGCGCATTGTCCGCGTCGCCGATTACCGCGCGCTGCTCGAGCTCAACCGGATGTGGGTCGACGACGCCTGTCCGCGTAACACCGAAAGTCGGGCGATCGCCTATTGCCTTCGCGCGATCGCGCGGTTGCGGCCGGGGGTGGTCGCGGTGCAGAGCTTTGCCGACAGCCGGTGCGGGCTCAATGGCGTCGTCTATCAGGCGGCGGGGTTCCGATATTTCGGCAGTCACGTTACCGAGTTCTTCGAACTTGACGGCGAGACCTATCACAAGATGCTGTTGTCGACGTTGCGGACGCATCCCAACAATCGCGGCAGGCATCTGAAAGACAATTTGCACCGGGCGACAAAGAACAGATTTCGCCAGCACCGATACATTTACTTCATGCGGGGCCGGTTTCACCGCCTGGCATTGTTGCGGGAATATCCGTTCCCGAAGGTTTCGCGGCCGGCCGACGGGGCAGACGGGTAACCACCCCGTTCGGGGAGGTTCGACTCCTCCCGGCCGCTCCATTCTTGACGATGGAGGGCAACGCAATGGCGCTTTGCCCGGAAACCCGCGGCCTCGACGAACCTGACTGGTCGGCACTGTTCGGCGATTCGCGCGATGCGGCGTCCGCCCAGGCCGACTGGAACGAGATCGTCGCCGAGCTGCGCGCGCAGAACAAGCTGGCGGACGTCAACGGCCACGCGATCTCGCGGCTGGTGATGGCGCGGGCGATTTACGAGAATGCCGCGCGCCAGGTCGCGAAGGATGGCCCGATCATCGAGGCGCCGAAGACCAAGGCCAAGATGCAGCACCCGGCGCTGTCCATCATGAACAAGCAGGGCGAGCTTTGCACCGCGCTCGAATCGGAGCTGACGCTTTCTCCGCGCAAGCGCGCCACCGGCGGCAAGGTGGCGGGCAAGCGCGGCAGCGGTACCGGCGGCGTCAATCTGTGACCGACCGGACATCGGCGTTCGCCCGGGCCATCGTTTCCGGCGCGATCGTCGCCGGCGAGCTCGAGATTGCGGCAGCGTCGCGGCACCTGGCGGACATCGAGCGCGGCCACGAGCGCGGGCTGATCTGGGTACCCGAGGAAGCCGAGCGGATCATTGACGCCTATCCGGCGAACTTCACGATCACCGACGGGCCGCGGGCGGGTGACCCGTTCGCGCTGCTCGACTGGATGCTGTTCTGCACCGGCAGTCTGTTCGGCTGGATGAAGCGCGACCCGGAAGGCAATGTCCGCCGCCGGTTCGACGAGGGTTACATCGAGACCGGCAAGGGGCAGGGCAAGTCGCCCTGGCTGGCGGCGACGGCGCTGCTGGTGATGGGCGGGTTCGGTTACAAGCGCGCCCAGGTTGTCGTCACCGGGCCGCGCGATGCGACCGCGATGGTGACGATGGCCGACGCCGCTGCGATGGTGCGCGGCACGATTCCGGGCGAGGACGAGGGCGTCAGCCTCGAGGCCGAGGGCAAGTTCAAGGTTTCCGGGCAGGGCGACAATGCCCACAAGATCGAGCATGTCGCATCGGGTTCGGTGTTCCGCACCGAAAGCGGCAACGCGACCAAGGTTTCGGGGCCGCGGCCGGTGATGGTCCAGGTCGACGAAGTCCACGAGCTGACGTCGACGGCGCTGATCGATATCTGGCAGGCGGCGCTGGCGAAGAACGCCGCCGGCGGGCTGTTGCTGGCGACGACCAACACGCCGGCGCAGACGCAGGGCACCGGGACTTTCTATTCGGAGCGGGCCCAGCGCATCGTCACGGGCCGCGATGTCAACGACGCGCTGTTCGTTTACATCTGCCGCGTCGATGTGGTGGACCGCGAGACGGTGTTCGACAACGAGGGCGTGTGGCGCAAGTCGCTGCCGGCGTTGAACGTCACCTTCCCGATCGAGAACGTCCGGCGCGAGGTCGTCAAGGCGCGGGTCAACCCGAGCGAGGCCAACCGGGTCAAGCGGCTGTATTTCGGCATCCCGACCGGGGCGGTCGATTTCTGGCTGGACGATCCGACCTGGTGGGAGGCAGCGCTGGCGCCGGTAGATCCCGCGGCGCTGGTCAATCTGCCGTGTTTCCTGACGCTCGATCTGTCCGACAAGCATGATCTGACCGCACTGTCGGCCGCCTGGTTGCAACCGATGCCAACGGCCGACGAGCCGGACGCGACGCATCTGCTGATCAAGACCTGGTACTGGACGTGCAGCGCCAACCTGACCGAGCGGGCGCGCAAGGACCAGATGCCCTACGACGTCTGGCGCGACAACGGCCATCTGACGGTGATCGAAGGCGCGTCGATCGACAAGGAATTCGTCGCGGCGTTCATCCAGGCGCTGGCGGCCGAGCAGCAAGTCGAGTTCCTGGCATACGACGTCGCCAAGATGTTTCAGTTCATCGAGGCGTGCCAGCGCATCGGCTTCGAAGTGTGGAAATACGAGGGGCCGAAGGCGAAGGCCGGGCGCGGCCTGAAACTGGTGCCGCACGCGCAAGGGCTGAAAATGGGCTTTGCCGAGAAACAGCTTTCGATGCCGATCAGCATCGAGGCGCTCGAGGACCGGCTGCGCAAGGGCACCGTGACGATCGACAGCAACCCGATCAACACCGCCTGCGCATCGAACGCGGCGCCGATCGTCGACACGATGGGCAATCGGGCGTTCGACAAGATGCGGTCGCGCGGCCGCATCGACGGGCTGGTGACGATCACGATGGCGGCGGGAGCGGCAGCGATGAACGCAGCGGCCAAGGCCCCGAGCGTGTACGCCAAGAAGGGGATCGTCATCCTATGAGGATCCCGGCGTGAAGATCTTCGGCTATGATTTCAGCGTCACGCGCGCTGCTGCGGCTGCACCAGGTCCGCAGGCATCGGTGACGTATCGCACCGCCGGCACCAGCGCCGAAATCGAGGCGCTGCTGCGCGGCGATGGCAGCGGCGGCTTCGTCGGCCCTGAGCAGGCGATGAAGGTTGCGGCAGCCTATCGGTCGATCACGCTGATTTCAGGGGTGGTGGCGACGATGCCGCTGGCCCTGAAACGCCGCGTCGGCGAGGACCGGCTCGATGCCAGCGACCATCCGCTGTCGAATGTGCTGACGCGCCGGCCGAACCGCTGGCAGACGCCGTCGCAGTTCCGCCGCCAGCTGCAGGCGCACCTGCTGCTGCGCGGCAACGGCTATGCCATGAAGGCGCGGGCGGGCAACCGCATCGCCGGGCTGATTCCGATGATGCCGGACCGGGTGCGCGTCGAGCAGCTCGACGATTTCAGCCTCGTCTATCACTACACGACCAAGCGCGGCGCGATGATCACGCTGCCGCAGACCGATGTCTTTCACCTGGTCGGCCATACCCTCGACGGGGTCACCGGGCTTTCGCCGATCAGCTGCGCGCGCGAGACGATCGGGGTTGCCCTGGCGATGCAGCAGCACGCCAAGGCGATTTTCGAGAACGGCGCGCGCATGTCGGGCTCGCTCGAGCATCCGGGCGAGCTGAGCAGCGACGCGCAGGCACGGCTGCGCGAAAGCCTCGACAAGTTCCGCGCCGGCGGCGAGATGGACGGCAAGGTGATCATCCTCGAGGAGGGGATGAAGTACGAGCGCATCGGCCTGTCGATGGCCGACGCGCAGTTCATCGAGAGCCAGGCCGCCAATCGCGCCGAGGTTTTCATGTTCTATGGCGTGCCGCCCGACATGGCCGGCGACACCGCCAACGGCAAGAATATCAGCGCCACCGGCGGCGAGCAGAAGACGCAAGGCTTTGTGTCCTTCACCATGGAGGACTGGCTCACCACCTGGGAACAGACGATCGCGCGCGACCTGATCGCCGAGAACGAGCCACAACTCTATCCACGCTTCAACCGGGCGGCGCTGGTGCGCGGCGACATCCGCACGCGCTACGCCGCCTATGCCATCGCCCGACAGTGGGGACTCAACACGATCGACGAGCTGCGCGCGCTCGAGGACACCGGGCCGCTGCCCGACGGCGCCGGTGCCAACGCCTTCGTTGGCGGTAACGCGCAGCGCACCAACGCCGGCGACCCCTTTGCCGACGATCCGGCCGACAAACCGACAGGAGACCCCGCCGATGCGTGATCGCGCTTTTCCCCGCGTCATAGCGAAAGCTCGCCCTGCGCCGATCAACCTGCAGCGTCCGGCCGGCGTCGAATGCTTTGCGCCCGACGATGCCCGGGAGGGCTGGCGCGCCGGGATCCGCGCGCTGGAAAGCGGCGACAACGTCATCACCATTTTCGAGGACATCGGTTACGACTGGTGGACCGGCGGCGGGGTGACGGCCAAGTCGGTTGCCGCCCAGCTGCGCGCCATCGGGCCGCGGCCGATCGAGGTGCAGATCAACAGCCCGGGCGGCGACATGTTCGAGGGCCTGGCGATCTACAACCTGCTGCGCGACCATCCCCAGCCGATCACGGTCAAGGTGCTCGGCATCGCTGCGTCGGCCGCCAGCATCATCGCCATGGCCGGCGATGAAATCCTGATCGGCACCGCGTCGTTCCTGATGATCCACAATTGCTGGGTCATGGCGATGGGCAACCGCCACGACCTGCGCAAGGTTGCCGAGACGCTGGAACCCTTCGACGCCGCCTGTGCCGGGCTGTACGCGTCGCGGTCGGGCCAGAGCGAGGCCGATTGCGCCGCCTGGCTCGACGCCGAGACCTATATGAACGGCGCGCAGGCGATCGAGCGCGGCTTTGCCGATGCGCCGCTGCCGGCCGACGCAGTCATCGAGGACACGGCGGTGACCGAAAAGGCCAGCGCCCTGAACGAGGTGCGCGGCGTCGAGCGCGTGCTGGTTTCGGGCGGCATGACGCGCAGCCAGGCGCGCGAGAAGATCGCCAAGATCAAAGGCACCGACCTTTCCCAAATTCGCGGCACGCCAGGCGCTGCCCCGGACGCTGACACGCCAGGCGCTGTCGGCAATCACGGCTGGGACGCGGCGGCCTTCGCCGCCGCCACCGGCCTGCTGGCAACCCTGCGGGCCTGACGCCGAGGCGCAGCCCCGCCACACAGGAGTTCAACATGAAGCCGAACATTTTCGCCGCCCCCGCGGCGTTCGTCGCGTCGCGTCCAAACGTCATCGTTGCGGGCAGCCGCCCGCGGGGCATCATCGGTGCCGTCCGCGCCGATGCCAGCGACCCCAAGGCGATCCTCGCCGAGCTGCAGAAGGCCGTTGCCGAGCAGCGCGCCGAATTCCTCGCCAAGATGCCCGACGCCGACAAGGTCAACCGTCTCGACACGGTGATCGGCGAGCTGCAGGCGTCGATGGACGCACAGGCGCAGGCCATTGCGGCGCTGCGGCTGGGCGGCGGTGGCGGCCAGCCGGGCGAGACCCCGGAAGCGCGCGAGCATCGCGACAGCTTCAAGGCGTTCATGGCGCGCGGCGATCGTCCCCAGGCCCGCGGCGCGACCTATAGCGAGCCCGACGGCGGCTTCCTCGTCACCCCGACGGTCGATACCAACGTCACCCGCGTCCTGGCGGCCACCGTCGCGATGCGCGGCCTGTCGAACGTGATGGCGATTTCGAGCGGCAGCTACAAGAAGTTCAAGAGCGTCGGCGGCGCCGCGGCCAACTGGTCGGGCGAACGTGATAGCCGCACCGAAACCGCCACCCCGACGCTGGTCGAGATCGAGATCACGCCGGGCGAACTGACCGCCGAACCTGCCGCCAACCAGCAGCTGCTCGACGATGCGTTCGTCGATGTCGAGGCCTGGTATGGCGACGAGCTGGCGATCAGCTTTGCCGAGAAGGAAGGCGAGGCCTTCATCATCGGCGACGGCGTGAAGAAGCCGCGCGGCATCCTCGGCTATACCCCGGTTGCCAACGCCGATTATGCCTGGGGCAAAGTCGGCTATATCGCGTCGGGTCATGCCAGCGCCTTCGTGGCGCCCACGTCGTCGGTGTCGCCGGCGGACTGCCTCGTGGATCTGTTCCACGCGCTGCGGTCGGGTTATCGCGCCAACGGCAGCTGGCTGATGAGCGACCTGACCAGTGCGCGGGTTCGCAAGTTCAAGGATGGCCAGGGCAACTTCCTGTGGCAGCCGTCGATCGCGGTCGACCAGCCGTCGACGCTGCTCGGCAAGCCGGTGGCGTTCTCGGATTACATGCCGAGCGTCGGCGCCGATGCCTTCCCGATCGCGTTCGGGGATTTCCGCCAGGCGTACACGATCGTCGAGCGCATCGGCATGCGCACGCTGCGCAACCCCTTCAAGACCAACGGCGTGGTGTTCTTCTACACCACCCGCCGCGTCGGCGGGGCGATCACCAACTTCGAAGCGATCAAGCTTCTCAAGATCGCCACCTCGTAAGGCCCATCCGCGAGGCACGGCAGCCGGCGGCGTGAAACCGCCGCCGGCACATTTTCCCCACCTTTCCAGAACTGGAGACCAAAATGCGCGATCTCGTTTCGCGGGTGTCGATTTCGGCCCCGCATTTCCCCTCCATCCTGACCGCCACCCCGACTGCGGTGACCGTCGATCGGCGCGGCTTTGAATCGGTGACCTTCGTTACCGATACCGGCGTTGGCGGCATCACCTTCACCGGAACCAACAAGATCGAATGGACGATGACCCATTCGGACGATGGCACGACCTTTGCCAACGTCACCACCGGCGATGTCCGCGGCGCTGCCGGCAGCGAGCCGACGATCACCAACGGCATCGTCGAGGCCTATGTCGCTGCGAAGGCGGCCGTTTCGACGGTCGAATACGGCTATGTCGGCGACAAGCGCTATGTGCGCCTGACGCCGGTGTTCGGAGGCACCCATTCGACTGGTACCACGGTCGGCACCAAGGCCATCCTCGGCCACCCGGCGAATTCGCCGGCGAGCTGATGCCGCTTCGGCCGGGCCTTCGGGTCCGGCCACCCTTTCACACGCAACATCGGGAGGGCTGACGATGGCCTATGGGACTTTGTCGGCGGTTGCCGATGCAGCCAAGGAATTCGCGATCGACCTGATTTCGGGGTCGATTTTTTCTCGGAACAAGACGACGTGGGGCGGCGAAGGGGTCGCCAACGAGGTGACCAGTGCGGCCGGATTGCCGGTGGCGCTCGACACGCCGGCCGCCGCGGCGATCGGCGCGACGAGCGAGACGGCGCCGGCGAGCGATACCGCCACGGCCGGGCTCAACGGCCGGTTGCAGCGCATCGCGCAGCGGCTAACGGCCCTGATCGCGCTGGTGCCGGCGGCGCTGGCCAATGGCCGGTTCAAGATTGCGTTGCGCGATGCGTCCGACGCCGACCTGGGCGTTACGGCTAACCCGCTGCGCACGATCGGCACCGGCACGGCCGCGCTGGCGACGGCGCAGGCCTCGGTGACGACGACCCCAGGCGTGATCGTGGCGGCGCGGGCCGGACGCGAGAGCGTCACGATCGAGCAGCTCGGCACGACGGCGGTCTGGATCGGGCCGACCGGCGTCAGTCCCACCAATGGCGCGCTGTTGCCCGGGGTTGTCGGCGCGTCGATCACGCTGCCGACGGCGGCGGCAATCTTCGCCGTCACGGCGGCAGGGTCGCAAAGCGTTTCGGTGATCGAGCTTTACTGATGATCGAGATCAAGGTCCCCGGCGTCGCGCAGATCGGCGCGCGGCGCGGCGTGTCCGTGCCAGCGGTCGAAGCGGCATCGAACATCGTCGCCGCCTCGATCGAGGCCGATGGCTGGGTGTTGCGGCTCGATGTCATCGCGGCGCCGGGCACGTTACTTGCCTATGACCTGACGCCGGATGCGACGCCGAAGGTGGTGCTGTCATCGCAGCACGCCGGCTTCGCGCCCTCGGGTGGCGAGGCGGTCGCTGCCACGCTCAACCGGACCCTGGTCGGCACCAAGCCGCTGCGCGTTGCCGCGGAAGTCGTCAGCGGCGTCCTGCAGGCGGCGCGCATCGACGAAACCGACCTGGGCGGCGGCATGATCCGGGTGCGCATCGCGCTGTCCGAACATATCTACGCTACCGACACGAACCTGCGCCTGGCGGTCGCCGCCGGGTGGCGCACCGGCGAGGCGGCGGCGTCGGGTATTGTCGTCACCAACAATTCGACCATCGTCGCGCCGATCCCGATCATGCGCTGGGCGCTGCCGCAGCTGGCGGTGGTCAATGGCACGTTCCGGGTGTCGCTGCTGGTCGTCTCGCATCACCCGAACGGGTTTCAGCCGGTTGCCGGGGTCAAGTTCACCGTCACCGATGGCACCACCACCAAGACCGCCTGGACGACCGCGCTGGCGACCGACAACAGCATGAGCGACAATCTGCGCTGCTACACGCTGGAAATCGACCCTTCGACCGCGACGGCGCTGACCGCCGGGCTGCTGCGCTGCGATGCCGAAGTCTATCCCTGGCTCGGGTCAATGCGGCCGACCGACACCGCCGGCACGCGGAGCATGGCGACGCTGCGCGCCGATGCGCGCTCGGTCAACGCCGCCGCGCCTTATGTCGTCGGCTATGACCCGGCCGGCACGCGCTATGGCGCGATGTTCGCCTATCTCGATCCGGTCAGCGGCACGACCACTGCCGCCGCCGGCATGGTGCAGACGACGCTGGCGGGGGCCAAGGCGGTCACGGCGGCGTCGCGGCCCAAGGACATCAACACAGCCCTCGAGGCGGGCTATCTGTTCAATCGCACGCTCGCCGCCGCCAATGGCCAGGCGGCGATCACGCGGAGCATCGACGGGATGAAGCTGGTGCTGGCGCCCGGCACGCATGCCGATGGCGCCGGCGCTGGCGCGGTCAGCTTCGGCGTCAACGCGGTCGAGATCCCGATCCGCATCATCGGCGACCCCGATGACAGCAACCCGCGCGCCAACTGCATCCTGCAGGTCGCGACCTCGCGCAACGTCAACCGCATCCAGCGCGTCCGCCTCGAGCGGCTGACGTGGGAGATCGGCGGCGCGACCATGTTCACCTCGACGCAGGAAACGCTGCAGGCCGACGATTGCCTGGTTCGCGGTCGCAGCGGTCTCGAAACCGACACGACGGCCCCGGTCAGCGGCACGGTGCCGACCGCCGGCACGTTCAACTGGCAGATCACGCGCACGCGCTGGTGGCGCACCGCATCGAACATCTCGGCCGGCAACCAGCGCTGCAACCTGCTGCGCAATTGCGAGCATTCGCGCTTCGTCAGCGTCTTTCAGTGCGCGGTGAAAAACCGGTTCATTCCCTGGACCGAAGACACCAGCCTCGCCGCCATTCAGACCAGCGCCGCCTATCAGGGCTGGCTGTTGCCGACGCTGCCGGGGCAGGCCGAGGACCTGATCCTTGCGCACAACGACATGCGGTCGATCGGCAGCTCGGTGCTGCGGGTCAGCAAGCTGCCGGCGGCGACGGCGGGCACGCGCAACGAGAGCGTGCGGCGCTTCGCGATGTTCAACAATCTGTTCGAGCGCATCGGCGCCTGGCCGGAAGCCTTTTACGCCATCGGCGAAAACGAGCTGATGACGATGAGTTACAACATCATCGAGGGCAACACCTTCGCCGGCGAGCGCAGCAACACCTTTTACAGCGACCCGCCGGTTCGATCGCTGCTGCTGCGCGGCGACACCGGCGTTTCGGCGAATGCCATCGTGTCGACCGCGCATGGCTTCGCCAACGGCAACCAGGTCCGATACTATACCACCCTGAGCGCGCCGACGATCACCGGCCTGACGAACGGCACGACCTATTTCGTCGTCAACACCGCCGCCAACAATTTCCAGCTCGCTGCGACCTTGGGCGGTGCGCCGCTGTCGATCACCGCCATTGTCTCGACCATCGTCGGCCAGAACTTCGCCAATCTGAGCGATGTCAACGACACGCTCAACGACGCCTTCGTCAATCGCGTCGCCGGCAACATCTTCGACTGGCTGCCGACGAAGCACGACGATTTCCAGGACGCCGCGACCTCGGCGGCGCGCGGTGATGGCAATGCCTGGCGCCCGCAGATGATCGCGGCCTGGTCGATGCTTTATGGCGTCTGCCACGAGGGCAACGTCGATTGCTCGCGGCGCGTCGGCGCGCCGAGCTTCCCGCTCGAATATTCGGGGGCGCGGTCGGTGACGGGTTACACCGGCGCGCTGTCGCCGGGGTACACCAGCGACCGGTCGGTGCTGGGCACCGATGCCGGCGGCGGCGATTACACGCTGACCGGCGCGTCGCCGGCGCTCGGCCGCGTCATCCGCGGGCAATGCGATCGCGATTTCGCCGGCACGGCGCGGTCGGCACCGGCCGATGCCGGGGTGTTGGAGCGGGTATGATCGCACCATTTTTCATCATCTTCTTCGCCAGCGTTGGCCTTGTCGGCGAGATCGAGCCGTCGCTGGTGCGGCTTGGGCAAGGCTCGTTTGTTCTGAAGGCGGCGGGGTCGTCGATCGATTTTCCGATCGCCTGGGACCTCGAGGCCGGCGAGAGCATCGCCAGTTCGACGTGGAGCGCGACGCCGAGCGAGGCGGGCGGGCTGACCGTGGATGCCGACAGTTCCTCCTATGCCGGCGCGGTGACGACGTGCCTGGTCAGCGGCGGCGTCTATCGCCGGGTTTACGAGCTGACCAACGCGATCATCACCAGCACCGGCCGCACGCTGGTCGCGACAGTCGCGGTCCGCATCGGGCCGGTGGGGGCATGATATGCGCATAATTATGCGAGCGATCGCCGAGCCGGCGAGCGAGCCGGTGACGCTGGGCCAGTTGCGCAACCATGTCCGCGCCGACGCCGGCGACGACGATGCGGCGCTGCTCGGCTTCGGCATCACGGCGCGGACGCTGATCGAGGCGTGGCTGGGCCGGCCGATCGCGGTGCAGACGGTGCGCGGGATCTGCGAAGGCTGGCCGGACGCCGGATCGCTGACGCTGTCGATGCCGGTCAATTCGGTCGACCTGGTCAGCTTTACCGCGCCCGGGCAGGTGGTCACCGCCTGGACCGCCGGCACGACCGGATGGGTGGCGCGTGTCAGCCAGGGCGGCGTCACCAGCGTGCGCCCGGCGGCGGGGACGAGCTGGCCGGCGCTGGCCGACGATCCGGTGATCACGATCAACGCCAGCGCCGGCTTTGTGCTGGCGCCGGAGCCGATCGTCACGGCGATCTGCAAGCTGGCCGGCTATCTCCACGCCGATCGCGACGGCATCGGCGACCCCGACACCGGCACCGGGCGATTGCCGCGCGACATTCGCGATCTGATCAACCCCTGGCGCTGGCGGTTGCTGGCATGAGCGCAGGCGACCAACGATGACGATCAACGCCGGCGAGCTGCGCGAGCGCCTGGTGCTGCAGAACCCGCCGGCAGTCGCCGATGGCTCGGGCGGGCAGACCGGCGACTGGACGACAGTGAAGACGATCCGCGCCAAGGTCGAGGCGTTGCGCGGCGGCGAGGCTGCGCAGGCGGCGATCGCCACGACGACGGTGCAGTTTCGGGTGACGATCCGCCGGCGGCCGATCGACACCGGCCAGCGGCTGCGCTGGGCAAGCGGGGGGCAGGTCATGGACATTCGCGCCGTGTTGCCGAGCATCGACCACGCCTGGACGGTGCTGCTGTGCGAAGGGCGCGCCGCGTGACGGGATTTGTGCCAGGTGGCGGCGAGCGGATCAGCGCGACGCGGGCCTTTGCCCAGGTGTCGACGACGATCGCTATTCTGCCGGTGGCGTTGCGCGAGGCGATGGTTGCCGAACTGACAGCATTCCAGCCGCGGCTGGATGCGCGGATGAAGGCCGGGGTGCCACGCCGCAAGGGGCCGCCACCGAGCATCTATGAACGGCGCTGGCGGCCGGCGGGCGGGCTGGTGTCGCTGCTGTCGACCAAGGTCGATGCCGCCGACCTGCGGTTGTCGGCAGGGCTGTTGACCCGCGACGCGGCGCAGCGCGGTTTTTATGGTTTCATCCTCGATGCGGGTCGCGGGCAGCGGGCGCAGCGGTCGCGGGCGAGCGTGCGCGCCCTGCCGCCAGCCGCGTCGCTGGTCACCGGCTTTTCGGGAACCCGCAACCGCTACTCGGTGCGCTACACCCGCGCGATCAGCCCGATCGCGCCGGGGCGGTACGATATCACCTTCGGCAAGGTCCGGTACTGGGCGCGCGGTGAAATCGGGCCGGTGCTGCTGCGGGTCTATGATCGCGGCCTGCGTGCTGCGGCCTGGTCGAATCTGACGGGGGGCGGATGAGCCGGTTTCGCGCCGCCAGCCGCGCGGCGATCTTTGCGCGGCTGGCGGCGGCGCCATCGCTTGGCGCGCCGGTGCATTCGAACCCGCCGGCGAACCTCGCGCTCAACCATATCCTGATCGGCGACATCATCGCCGAGGCATCGGAGGAAAAGGGCGACCCGTCGAGCTGGTACACCGCCGGCATCGAGGTGTGGTCGCAGACATTTTCGCCGGCGGCGATGGAGGCGGTGGCCGATGCCGTCGTCGTGCGGATGACCGGGGCGGCGATGACCGGGCCAGGGCGCAGCTTCACGGTCGCGCATTTCGTCCAGGAGCAGCCGAGCGCGGTGCCGGCCGAGGCCGGCGGGCCGCTTTACGGGCGCGTGCTGACGTTCCGATTTTACGTCGACTGACGTCGACGGCCGATTCGACGTGGATTGACCTTGAAAGGAGACGATGATGGCAAAGAGTGATGCAAGTTTCGATTGGCTGTGGGTGCAGAGCAGCGTTGTCGCGACGTTCAACGCGCCGAAGGGGCAGAGCAACCTGTCGCACAGCACCAGCCGGTCGACGATCGAGACCAGCGACAAGCAAAGCTATCCCGACAAGACCTATCTGCCGACCGAGCGCGATCGGTCGGTTTCGCTGTCGATCAGGCCGGACTTTCCCGACACCAACGGCGTGCAGCGGATGCAGACGCTCTACGACAGCGGCACCGCCGAGGTGTACCAGATCCGGTCGGGCGGTGCCGCCGGCGTCGATCCGGGTGACGTGATCTTCGAATGCTCGATGGTCATCACCCAGTTCAGCAAGACCCACAACAAGGGCGAGCTGCGCTCGATCGACATCATGCTGATGCCGGCGGCCGCGGCGACTGTCGACGCGCTCGCCTGATGACGGCGGTCAAGCCGTCGGCGATCGGCGCGGTCGATCTCGAGCTCGAGGGCGTGGCCTATCGGCTGCGCCCCAGTTTCGCGGCAATCGCCGAAATCGAGACCGGTACCGGCGCCAGCCTGTTCGACCTGGTGCGCCAGATCGAAGCGGGCGGGCTGTCGCTCGATCATGTCGGCATCATCGTCGCGGCGACCATCCGCGCCGAGGCCAAGGTCAACCGCGACACGGCGCTGGCGACGATCAAGCCGGCGCGGGCGGCCGAGCTGGTCTATGCCGAGGATGGCGGCCTGCTGCTGGCGGTCCGGGCGGCGATCCACCCGCTGCTATTCAACGCCCTGACCGGGGGTTACACCGCGCTGGGGGAGCGGAAAGCCCAGCCGCCGAAGCCGACGACGAAATAGACGATGATCGGCCGTGGTTGCGGCGGATGCAGTCGTTTGCGATCGGCGGGCTGGGCTGGGCACCATCCGAATTCTGGGCCGCGACACCGCACGATCTGATGGCGGCGGCCGAATGGAATGAGCGCGAGGCGGCGCGACGACAACGCACTCATCAGCGCTAGATAATCACTCAGCCCCCCTCAGAACCTCCGGGCTCGGTGGCATAACGAACCTACTGACCCGCTCAACACGTTCGCCGTATGACCCAATAATGCTCACAGAATTTTGTCCAGTCGTCTGACGCGACTGGTGTTCCAGCATGAATTCGCGTTGCAACTGGTTGTGTACATAAGCAACGGGCTGACTTAACTCCGCTCTGTTGCCAAATTCTCGCAGTGGCACATTTATACTTCGGATATAGACTTCGACAAGCTGATTAGCTGTAAAGGCCGTTAACGTTGGATTAGCTTTGCTCGTATCCCAGATCTTGAATATTGCCTCACCATATTCGGGAATGCCATGCTGCCAACGTTCGGGTCTGCCACTTACAAAATTCACGATCGCATTCAGCAGGAGCACAAGTTCGATAGGTGCTTTGAATCTCCACGACGATGCGAAAAGCCGAATGCAGTCCATAACAGCATATATTTGGCGAGGATTGACCTTCCACGCAGCAAGCACCGTCGCAACAAGCTTCGCGGCGGTATGGTAGCCGATTTGTCCATCGTACCTGAATTCGGGGTAGGCGAATTGGCTCGTCTGGACGCCAATATCATTGAACAGTTCCTCTGCGAGTGCCAGCACAGAAGGGCGAGAGAGACGGTAGCGGCGTGAGAAAAAGCGTCGAAGATAGTCGTCCGACTCAAAGTCGGCGCCATAGACTGCCTTTATGCTTCTTTCGAGCTGCTGACCGTGGAGCGCGATGACAAACACAATGCCAGGAACATCGAAGATGTGCTTAATTTCTTCGAGCATGTGGATGGCATAGCTGGGACGACATCTGTCGAGTTCATCAACGATAATGTAAATCGGCGCATGCATCGTGGTGGCGGGGAGTGCCTGAACTACGCTTGCGAGGCGTTCCTTAAAGATTGCGGTGGACTTTTTCCTCTTGCGATAATCGCTCAGCATTCTTTCGCCGAGCCGGTCGAACAGCTTGTCAATTTCGGCTAGCGCTGCTTCTCCGGCTTCGGTGGAAGCACTAGCACCGGTGTCTGATGAGCCCCCATCGTTCAATATGTCTCTGACGTGATCGCCAAGCTCCTCGCCAGCATAACGCACTACGGCTTTGCCAGCGACGGCGGTGATCGTTTTGCCGATGACGGGAATTAATGAGCCCTTGGCTCTTCGCCAGTGATCCTTGATTTCTTTCTTCTTGAGGTAAGGCTCAAGAGCATCCTCGACAGCGGCCATGAGAGCAATCAACGGCTCGTTTCCAGTATCGTCCGCCCATGCGTCGACACGGGCGACTGGATGATTGAACGCTAACTGCTTGGCGAACCGCTCAAGGAACCAGCTTTTGCCCTCGCCGTAAGGTGCGTCGAGGCCCAGCACAAATCCTTGTTTGCGATTCTTACCTGCCAGATATTCGGTCTCGCGGAAGAGGAAAGCCTCGAGCTCGGCAGCCTCTTCCTGACGGCCCAGCTTATCGCCAGCCCAAATGTCATAGATCGTATCGGCCATAAAACCCCTGTTCAGTCGCGAGAAATGAATTCGACGCACAGCGCGGCGCAGGTCGGGATTATCGACAGCGCCAGGGCGTAGATCATCGGGACGACGCCGATCATCACGCCCATGCCGCTCGCCATCGCGTCATTGCCGCTGCCTGCCAGCGTTCCGACCAGCTTGAAGCCAAGGGCCGCAACAACGACGGCGACGACGTTGCAGAGCAGCGCGATGACCCAGGCGATTTTCCGCATCTTCAATTTCTCCAGCGAAGGGGGGCAGCATGGCCGAAACCCAGCGCACCCTGACGCTTGCGATCAAGGCCGACATCGAGGCCGCACGCACGCAACTGGAACAACTTGTAGGCATCATGGGAAGTTCGGCGACGCAAGTCGATGACCGATTGAACCGGATCGAGGACAGTTTTTCGCGCACCAGCCAGTCGATCAGCAGAAAGAGCCAGCTGCTCGCCACCACGATCGGCAGCACGATCGGCACGACTTTGGGGACGCTGCTGGGGCGCGTTCCCGGCGAGTTGCTGGCGATCGGCCGGGCCGCGGTCGAAAGCGCGTCGTCGATCAAGAACCAGTCCGAAGCGCTGGGCATCGGCACCGACGCGCTCCAGGATTTCCGACTGGGGGCCGCCAAGGTCGGGGTCGATGTCAGCAAGGCCGACACCGCGCTGGAGAGTTTCCAGAAGACGACGGGCAAGGCGGCGAACGGCAACAAGGCCGCCGCCGACAGTTTCAAGGCGATCGGCGTCGATATCGCCGACAGCAACGGCCGTTTGAAGCCGTTCGAGGTGCTGCTCGGCGAGGTTGCCGACGGGTTGGCCAAAGTGCCCGACCCGGCGCGCCAGGCGGCGGCGGCGCAAAAGCTGTTCGGCGAAACCGGCGTCGCGTTGCTGCCGTTCCTGCGTGAGGGATCGAAGGGCATCAACGACCTGGCCGCGGCGAACGAGCTGCTCGGCATCAAGCTGTCGAAGGAGACGATCGACAACCTCGACACGCTGGGCAACAAGGCCGACGCGGTCGGCAAGGTCATGACCGCACAGATGGCGACGGCGATCGGCCAGAACGCCGACGCGATCATCGCGCTGGGCAATGCTGCCGGCGAAGCGGTCGGCTACATGGCCAGCCTGCTCGCCTATGCCAAGGGCCTGGCCGAGATCCGCGCCAACGAAGGCTTTCTGGGGCAGTTCACATCGGACTTCGACCGGACGACGGCGCTGGGCAAGGCCGGCGGACCGGTGCAGGTCTATGGTCGCGAATATGTCGAGGCCAAGCGCCGCCGCGAGAACGCCGAGGCGAGCGGCCTGCCATCGTTCCTCAACGGTGCGGCGATGCTGCGCGCGCAGGAGACCGAAGCGCACGCCCGCTATTCGGCAGCGCTCGCCGCGCAGGAATCCCGCCGCACCGTCGGCACCACACCCGCCGTTGTCGGCGGCATCGTTACGCCGGTGGCGGTCAGGCCGCCGCCAGGGTCGAAGGCCAGGGCCACCAAGCCGGGCAAGCGGATTTACACCGATGCCGAGCTGCGGGTGGGCTTCGACAAGGTCGACCCGAACGTGCCGACGCTGGCCAACGCATCGGCCGCGCTGGTCAATCTGGAAGCGATCGACGCCCGGCTGGGCGAAATCGCGACAAGTGTCGGCGATGTTTCGCAGATGGAGATCTTCGACCCGCAGGCGATCGCGGCCGGCGAAGCCTTTCTTGCCGACATGGCATTCGGGCTGGCATCGATCATCACCCAGAGCGGCGACGTGGGCGACAAGGTCATCAACGTTTTTTCGCGCATCGGCGAGGCGTGGATCCAGTCGGGGCTGATGAATTTCCTGTCGGGCGGCAGGCAAGGCACGTCGTTCGGGACACTGTTCAGCAGCATCAGCGGGCTGTTCGGGGGCGCGCGTGCCGATGGCGGCCCGGTGATGGGTGGCGTGCCGTACCTGGTCGGCGAGCGCGGGCCCGAGATCGTCGTGCCGGGCATGTCGGGCAGCGTCATCCCCAACCATGCGCTGCGCGTCGGCAGCGGCGCCGCCGGCGGCCGGGGCGCGATTTACCAGACATTCGACCTGCGCGGCGCGCTGGTGACCGAGGACGTCATGGCGCGGATCGACGCGGCGGCGGGTCAGGCCGCGGTGCGCGGCGCGATGGGCGGCAAGGCGCTGGCGGCCGACGATCGGGCGCGGCAGGCACGGCGGAGACTGGCATGACCCCCCGCGAGCGGAGGCGAGCAAACCAATGACCATTGCGTTGCCGTCGACGCCCTACTGGCGCAAGGCCAGGCCGGAATTTCTCGACATGGGCGTCGACCAGGCGCCGTCGACGGGGCTGGGCGTCGATCAGCGACTCGAGCGGCTGGGGTCGCGCTGGGCGCTGACGGTCGAGCTGCCACTGGTGCGCGAAGGCCCGGCCTGGCTCGACTGGCAGGTGGCGATGCTGCAGGCGCGGTCGCAGGGCGCGTCCTATCCCTGGCCGCAACCCGGGCTGATCACCAACACGCCGTCGCCGGGGTCGCCGGTGATCGCCGGCGCCGGCCAGACCGGGTCGACTCTCAACATTTCCGGCGTCGGCTTTGGCTATCAGGTGCGCAAGGGGCAGTTCCTTTCGGTCACCAAGGGCGCGCGGTCGTATCTTCACCAGTGCATGGCGCTGACCAGCGCCAGCGCCGGCGCGATGGCGGTGCCGATCTATCCGATGCTTCGCGCCAGCCCCGACAATGGCAGCGCGGTCGAGCTGGTCGCGCCGTTGATTGTCGGCAAGATCACCTTTGAGAACCTGTCGTGGGACCATGAGGCGCACCCGTTCCTGTGGCCCAAGTTCCGCATTGCGGAGCGCGCGTGATGTTTGACCGCGAGCCGGAGGCCGCGCGATGACGGCGCTCTCGGCCGGCCTCGAGGCGGCGCTGGCGACCGACAATCCGATTGTCTTCGGCGCGGTGCGGATTGCGCTGCCGGCGGCAACGCTGCGCCTGCTCGATGGCAGCGGCGTCGTGTCGTTCGGCGGCGAGACCTATACCGGCGAGGACCCGACATTCGGCGTGCTGGGGGCCATCAGTGCGCTGACCGATAGCGTCGGCGACGAGGCGCCGGCGTTCGACATCGTCATCATTCCCCCCGACGACACCGCCGCCGGCACGCTGGCCGGCGCGGCGATGCAGGGTGCCGGGGTGCAGCTGTGGCTGGGTGCCGTCGACCGCGCCACCGGCACGCCGCTGGGTGACCCTTACCTGGTCTTTGCTGGCGAGGTCGATGTGCCGGTGATCAGCGCCGGCGCCGAGGGGCGCAGCGTCGAGTACCAGGTCGTCAGCGTCATGGAACGCCTGTTCGACGAGGACGAGGGCGCCAAGCTGTCCGATGCCTTTCACCAGTCGATCTGGCCGGGCGAGACGGCGTTTTTCGACATCACCGGCATCGAGCAGACGATTTACTGGGGCCAGCAGCCGGTGGCCGGCGCGGTGACCTTCGGCAGCAGCTTCGGCGGCGGTCGTTCGGGTGAGCAATTCGAACGGGCTTTCGACTGATGAAAGTCCAGCCAATCATGGTTCGCCGCGTCGCGGCCGCGCAGGCGACGCTCGATCGCTTTCAGGGCCGGCCGTTCGCCTTTGGCAAGGACGACTGTGCGCGGATGGCGGTGTTTCACCTGCGCAAGCTCGGCCTGCGGCCGCGCATCGCCCGGGCAGGGAGTTATTCGAGCCTGCTCGGTGCGCGGCGGGCACTGGCGCGGGCAGGGTTTACGTCCCTGGCCGAAGCGGTTGACGGCCAGGGGCTGGCGCGGACGGAACCGGCAGCGACGGTTGTCGGCGATTTGCTGATGATCCCCGGCGTCGACGATTTCGGCGCGCTGGCGGTAGCGATGGGCAACGGCCGGGTGCTGATGTGGCACGAGGATGCCGAGGGCGCGACGGTGTGCCAGCCGATCGAATTCGTCGCCGCCTGGTCGGTGCTTGGGCGTCTTCTGTGAGCAAGGGCCTGCGCACCGCCGCGCTGATTGTCGGCGTCGTCGCCCTGGCGGCGACCGGGGTCGGCGCGCTGGCGAGCGCCGGCGTTCTGGGCGCGACGGCATCGGCCGCCGCCGCCGGATCGGCGGCGGCGCTGGCGAGTGCCACGGGGGGCTTCATTTCAGCGGCGGCGACGGTGGCGAGCATCGCCACGGCGGCCGCCGCCGGGCTGTCGGTGGCGGCACAACTGACGGCGCGGCCGCCGCTGCTGGGCGGATCGGCAACGCGGTTCAAGGCCGACAAGGACGCCGGCCTGCCCTATGTCATCGGGCGGACGGCGACCGGCGGCAACATCATCTATCGGCGGACGCACAACACCGCCGGCTATTCGCTGCCCGATCTGCAGACCTTTGTCGTCGCGCTGTCGTGCGCCGGGCCTGTGCAGGCGATCGAGAGCTTTGCCGCCGACCGGGTGCCGGTGGCATTTTCGAGCGGCGCGGCGATCGGCACCTATGCGACCTGGATGTTCCAGACGCAGCAGCTGGGGGCGTCGCCCGAATCGGCCGCGCTGCGCGTGACGCCGGGCGGCACCTTGCCGCCGGGGTGGACGACGGCGGCGAAGATGAGCGGACTGGCGGCGGCGATGTGGACGCTGCGCTATGACCAGAAGGGCAAATTCTATGCCCAGGGCGTGCCGGTACCGCGCTGGGTGCTGCAGGGCGTCGCGGTGTACGATCCGCGCCTCGACAGCACCTATCCGGGCGGATCGGGGGCATGTCGATCGAACGACGAAACCACCTTCGTCTATAGCGAAAACCCGTACCTTCACGGGCTGACCTTTGCGCTCGGCCGCTACCAGAACGGCAAGCGCGTCATCGGCATCGGCGCGCCGATCGCCGGCATCGATGTCCGCGCCTATGTCGAGGGCGCCAATGTCGCCGATGCCAATGGCTGGAAAGTTGGCGGCGTCATCACCAGCGCTGACAACAAATGGGCGGCCTTGAAAGTCATGCTGCAGGCCGGCGGCGGCAAGCCGATGCACCTGGGCGCGATGTTGAGCTGTACGGTGCAAACGCCGCGCGTCGCCCTGGCGACCGTGACAACCGACGATCTGATCGGCGAGGTCAAGGTTACGGCGACAACCAGCCGGCGCGACCGGTTCAACAGCGTTGTCCCGCGCTATCGCAGCGAGGCGCATGACTGGGAGGTCATCCCGGCGGCGCCGGTGACCGTTGCGGCGCACGTCACCACCGATGGCGGGCTGCGCAGCCGCGAGATCACCTATTCGCTGGTCCAGGACCTCGACCAGGCGGCGACGCTGGCGCGGTATGACATCGAGGACGCCCGCGAGTTCGGGCCCATCGTGCTGCCGCTCAAGCTGCGCTGGCTCGGCTATCGCCCGGGCGACTGCATCCGCGTCGCGTTGCCCGAGGTCGGGTTGAACGGCCAGGACATCATCATCGGCAACCGCGAGATCGACGCCGCCGGCCTTGGCGTGACGTTGACGGCGCGCAGCGAGACCTTTGCCAAGCACGCCTTTGCGCTGGGCCAGACCGGGGTGGCGCCGCCGACAGCGAGCACATCGACGCCGCCGGTGCCGCCGCAGCCGGGCGCGGTGGCGTGGAGCCTGTCGGGCGCGGGCCTGGTATCGGGCGCGACGGTGACGCCGGCGTTGATCATCACCGGCGCGGCAGCGAGCGTGCCGATCGACGCGGTGGTGATCGAATACCGGCTGTGGGTTTCGGGGCAGGCGGCCGAAGTGGGCTGGATCGGCAACGGTGCCTATCTGCCCAATGTCGAACGGGTCGAGATCACCGCAGTGCTGCCGTCGACGGCGTATGAAATCGCGGTCAGCTATCGCCTGGGGCCGTTCACCGGGGCGCGGCGGATCATCGGCCCGGTGACGACGACGGCGGCGGGGCTGGCATGGAGCGGCGTGAGCGGATCGGGCCGTCCGGCGGACAATGCCGATGTCACCGCCGCCAACACAGCCGCCGCGATCGCAGGCCAGGGCGCGCTGGCGACGCAGAACGTCGCCGATTGGGGATCGCAGGTCGGCGGCGGTGGCAAGCCTGCGAACAACGCCGACGTCACCGGCGCGAACATCGCCGCCGGCATTTCGGGCCAAGGCGCGTTGGCGACGCAGAACACGGTCGATTATGCGACGCAGATCACTGGCCTGCCGTCGGCGGTCGGGCAGATCACCGTCGGCTTTGGCCAGCAGATCCGGCACTATCTCGGCACCGGCCAGTCGGTCTCGCTCGACGGCGGTTTCGGCGCGACGGGCGCGACATCGATCGGCGGCATCCGCCAGGCCACGCTGCTTGCCGATGGCACGGTCTTTGCGACCGGTGCTGACTGGTACGCCGACAGCTTTGAGCCGGGCGCCGGCACCGTTTCGGGAACCTTCACTAATTCCGGTGCCGGCAAGCTCGTGAGCTTCACCGTGGCCTATGCAGGCTCGGCAGTGGTCCCCGATTACGACCAATGTTTTCTGAGAGGCTGATATGCAGACATTCGGGAATCTTGCCGCCGCGCGCGAGGCGATCATGGTCTATCGCTTCGGGCCGCTGCTCGAGGAGAGCGCGCCGGTGATCGCCGCGGTGCAGGAATTGAGCGCATCGGCGTCGCCGGTCGACCAGGTCGTGCGCCTGGGCGAGTTTCTCTATGCCCGGCGCGCCACGATCGCCGACAGCGGCAAGGATCTGGGCGGCGGGCTGATCGCCTTTGCCACCATCAACGGGTGGCACGACCTGTTGAAAGACGATCGCGGCAACCTGATCGTCCAGGCGCTGCGCCGCGACCTTGGCGAGACGCCGCCGGTCGGGCTGGAATGGCCCGACGCGGCCGACGACCCGGCGGCGCTGCCGATGTTCGAGGTGGCGTGATGCCGATGACCGGGTTCCTGGCTGCGAGCCACGAGGCGACGCCGGCGCCGGCCGAGGCGGTGCGCGCCGCGTTCGACTGGCTTTCGGTGGGGATCGTCGCCGGGGTGGTGGTGTCGATCATCTCGCCGATCGCGCAGGTGCTGACCGTCGTGTGGTTGTCGATCCGCATCTGGCAGAGCCCGACGGTGCTGGCCCTGCGCCGGCGCTGGCGGGTGTGGCGCGCGCGGCGGCGGTGATGGGCGAGGAGACGCGCGGCCTGACCAGGGCGGCGCTGGTGCTGGCCCTGCCGGTCATCCTCGCCGGGCTGACCGCGCTCGAGGCCGGCAAGGACCGCGGTGCGCCGTATCGCGACGGGCTGGGGCGCAATGCGCCGTGGACCGTCTGTGACGGCGTGGTGGTGAAGATCCCGCGCCGCTATTCGGACGCCGAGTGCGACGAGCTGGTGCAGGGCCTGGTGCTCGGCACCTATGGCCCGGCGGTGATCGGGTGCGTGCCGGCGCTGGGGCTGCCCGAGCGGCGCAACCAGCTGATCGCATCGGTGTGGTTTGCCTGGAACCTTGGGCCGAAGACGTTCTGCCGGTCGAGCGCGGTGCAGCTGATGCTCGTCGGGCGCTGGCGCGAGGGCTGCGGCAGGCTGGCGCTGTATAACCGGGCCAATGGCGTGGTGTTGCGCGGGCTGATCCGGCGGCGGGGGATCGAGGTGAAGCGATGCCTGCAGGGATTGTGATGGCCTGGGCGCGGGTGCCGCAGTGGCTGAAGGTGGCGGCGGTCGTGCTGCTGGCGCTGTGGGGCTTTGGCGAGCTGCGTTGGCAGGCCGGCTTTCACGCGCGCGACGTCGAGGTGCAGGGGCTGAAGGATGCGCTGACGGCGGTGAAGGCCGCCCAGGCGAAGGCCAACAGGGCGGCGAAGGCCAACCAGCTGACGAAGGCCGTGGCGCACGCCGGCAATGCGAAGGAGGTGACCGATGCCAACGACAAGGGCCATGCCGATGCTGGCCGCGCTGCTGATGCTTTGCGGGTGCGGATCAAGGAGCTTGAGCGTGCGGCCCGAGGCGGCGCTGTGCCCGGCGCCGGCGGTGCCACCGGCGCAGCTGATGCGGAAGTCGAGCGGCGACTATCTCTCGCCGATGAGCTTGCGCTTAGGGAAAGCTGCGAAGCCCTGAGGCTGGACCATGATGCGCTGATCGATTGGGAGAACGGGCGGCTGGCGATCGAGAGGGTGCCGGCGATCGTGCCCTAGTGGCTGGGTGGTGATGATGACGGGCGGGCTGGCCTTCGGGCTGGCCCGCCCTTTTTCGCGTGCGCGGACGGCGGCGAGGGCGTGGCGATGGAGGGGGGGGAGGGTCAAAACCTTGGAGACGAAGGCGGTGAGACCGCCCGCCAAAGTCCCTTTTTGCTCGCAACGAATTTGGGAGGGGGGGTTACAAACGAGCTGCCCGTTGGGCTTGTCCTCGGTCGATGA